GCCACAGACTCCTTCCTTGTTAATAATATATTGACATGAGGAAGGGTGAGGGGAAAAACGACTTATAAGGTCGCGACATCAAACTGTCCAACTTGATAGCCAGCAGCGGTACAAGCTGCTGAACAAGCAAGAGAGAGAGTTTGGCCGGGGAGAAACGCAACCTGCGCAGACCACTGTTGGAGAGTGGCGGCGCCGGTAGTTGTGGAGGACTGGACATTCTGGACTGTGGCAGTGCTGGGAGAAAAGTCGAAAGTCACGGGGCCATCACCACGACCGACCCAAACAACGAGACCGTTGTAGGGGGCGGAAGCAGTGAGGACCATAGGCGTGGCTGCCGAACAGTTCCCGGAAGACGTCAACGGGGCGTTGGAACCAGCCATAGTCGTAGCAGTTGTCGTAGTGAAACTAGACCGATAGGAGAGGGCTGAACCAAGGGCGGGATTGCTGAGTTGAGGAGTCATGAGGCGAACGCGATATTTCACGTAGAGTTCGCCCACGACGCTCGTGTCGGCCTGGCGTTCGGTTGAGATGATGAACAAGCCAGTGTCGAAAAGCTGAGGGTCTTGATTTGCAGTGAGGCCGGCTGTCCGAACGTAATAGGTCTTACGTTTCGAAAGATCTTCCTTGAGCGATCGCTGGTTAAAGTTGTTCCAGGGAGAGGAACGCGCATAACCACGATAGGTTGCAAGTTGTTGTTTGGAGACAGGCGGGGCGTCAGAGGCATCGTAGTCGATGGCAGCCATCACACTTCCGATAGCAGTGGTAGCTGCTTCGGTCTTGAACTGGTATTCAAGCGATTCGAATTTGTAGGATTCGAAAAGGCGGGCCATTTGGCTAAGCCATGGAAACGATTGATAAAGACCAGGGTTGACGGGGAACACGTTGTTAGTGAAAGCAGTGGAACCAGAAATGTCGGCCAGAAACTCTTCGTGCTCGACAACGACGTCACCATTCATGGAGGAACGGTGAATCTTTGGGGCAGGGGTACGGGTCACTTGAGTTTTGGCGACGGGGGCACTGACTACAACAGAGTTGCGGGCTGCGTTTTGCTGTTTGATTTTGGGTTTGATAGTCATTTTTCGGGATTTGGGTCGATTGCGACTGGGGAGTTGAATTTTCACGCTGCTCATTGTGAGGAGTCGAAATTTTCAAATTATTAAATTTGAAAGGAGTCATTCGCTAGGTGGTGAACCTCTCCTGCACGGCCATCCATCGATAAGTGCAGGCCATTTTCGCGACTAATTTACCAATAGTCGGCAGCCACCATCTTCACATATAGGGGGCTGGAACAAAAACTGAAGGGGGTTTTAGGAAACAATGCAAGTGTTTCACGTAGCAACTCAGGATCACAAGAGTATCTGCGGCAAATCTGATCAAAAGCTTCGGGAAGCAATTGACGATCGCTCAGATTGGTGTCTTGGACTTGGTTGCGTCCGGGGGGAACATAAAGGACCGGTTGGACAGCATCATAAAAATTTACAACAAATTCTTTTACAAAGGGCACCTGTAGGAAGCCACGATAAGAAGCGGCAACATCACTAAGGAAGCGTGAAGCGGCTTTTCTCATGTCTTTCGTATGGTAAAGCACCCTCGGGTCAGTCAAACTTTTCCCAATTTTCAAAATTCGTGAGGGTAAAGGACCCCACGTAAGGCCATGGTCGGTTTGATACCACATGCCTTTGAGAAAAGAACAGGTCAGCGGATCATTCACACGTAGTTTCATGTCAAAGCCCAGAAACATAAAGGCTTGAATGAATTGGTCTCGCGTCCATCCAGGAGCAAGGAGAAGAACGAAAAACCAGGCGACAGCCATCACCAGAGAATTACCCAAACTAGTGTCAGCACCACCAGTGTCACGAAGGGCTCTTTTCTTTTTGTTAATGCGGAAAAGTTCGTGACCCTTGCGGGAACGGACATAGTAGGAATTTTCTGTGAGGGTTTTGAGAATGTCTAAGACGTCACCTCTGATCCCGAGATAGAGATAGAAATATCGCGCAGCTTCGTGAACACCGAAACTCTGAGATTGGTCAAACATAGAGGCGTCTCCTTCAAAAACCTCCCAATCACCATTGAGGTTGTGGACGACAAGGCTATCATCGCCACAAACAATAATGGAAATTTTGGGGAAGGCTGCTTGGGAGAGGGCTCTTTGCATCCAAATGGTGAGAAGAGAGTCGGTGCTAGCGCCGGCGTAAGAAAAAGATATTAAGACGTCTCTGCCCAAAATCCGAACGATGTGGTATTTAGGATCAAGGGGCCAACAATCTTTTAAGTTTTGTTGAGCCCGATAAATCTGAGGACCGACAAGAAGTTGAATCTTGGGGGAGACATTGATAATAACCCTTGGTTTGAGTCCATAATTACCATCTTTCTGCCGGAAAAGCATCTCATTTGATTTCATGAATACGTCGGTACGATCAGCGCATCGCCTGTAATCAGAATAAGAAGATTTTTCGCAGTAATCATTCAAGAGCCTCTTGTATTTGTTCTTTTTGGCGCTAGGAAAATGTTCAAGCCAAGAATCAACCTCCTCATACCACGCAATAGAAGAATATTGTGGAAAGGGGAGGAGATGCTTGTACTTTTCCATAGTACTAGCCCAATTTCGTTGTTGAATAAACGGATCAAGGGGAGGAGCAGCAAGAATGCGGTAACGGACAGAATCCATAAGATTTTTGTCAGTAATTGCAGGAACATATCCTGGCACATTGGTAGGAAGGAAAGAATAGAAAAAGGTCTCATTCCTTTCTGCTAGATGAAGTGGGGTGCCGGAAACTGTCAAGTCTTTGCAGACAGGAGGAGTTTCGGCAAAAGTTTCCAAACTTCGAGGAATAGAGCAGAGAGAAGGGTCAAAAGTTTCAGTCAACAGTGGGGGATCAATGTCGACTATTCTTTCAGTCCAAGGTGCAAGGTAGTTGTCAGTGACGAATTTTGAGAAGTTAGATCCAGTGGGAGGGGCAAGGTCGAGGGCGCCGAAACAACCTGCAGTGATTGCAAGGTTCCAAGCGGCATGAACGGCCACTCCAGGCCAGAAATTGAGGTGATACGCCGTTTCATGCATGATCCAAGTAGGCAAATAATTTGGGCGAAAGCCATGCATGTACCATTCATATAAAGGGATTGCGTGGCGGCCAAGGGCGAAATAGGATCCAGGTCTAGTCGTTTTGAACAAACGCTTAAACCCTTCCTCCATAACGGGGGCAAGGACGACAGCATACAATACCGAAGGTTCGTATGGAATGGAAACATTCATTATTTGTCTAGATAGAAAAGCACGTTTGATGGTGACCAGGGGGATGGCAGCGCCGGGAAGAAGCCAACGAAGAGCAGCATTAACGAGGAGATTTTGTCCATAGGCAACGCCTGTCTTCACAACAAGGCGGGCGGCAGAAGGACGCAGCGCCATGAAAAGGGCACCACATCCTGCTGCAACCGCAGCAAGTTGGAGAAGGTTTTTGGTATGGAATTGAAATGGCGGGGGAGCCTCGCCGACAGCCAGGCCATGGGCCAGATTGAAGTCGGCTTGGGTAGTCCCCACAACGTCTCGTATAGTTTGCGCTAATTCGGTGCGTTCTTCGACTCGGTAGTTGAAAACGGCCCAAGTTAGATCGTGGAGGTCCAATCGCCAAGCTGGTTTCAAGCGGATTACGCGATTCCAGACGTCATCTTTTTCAATCAACGAAGCAGCGTCCCCACATATCCTATTGAGAGTGTAGGAACGCTTCTTTTCGACACAATATTTGTCTATCAAAGGGAGCGCAACTGTTTTGGGAAAACGAATTGTGCGTCGCGGAAGGTAGTCAAGGAATATTGAAGGCACAGTGGTGGCCATTTTGTGCCGAATCCAAGAAGTTGGATCGGAGAAAAAGTGATGATTATTTTTGGTAGTTGGAACTTCAAGCTCTAGAAATTTTGAGTCGTATTGCATAGGAGGGCTCGGAAGAATGTCGTCTACGGTGAAGGAAAAAGCGACCATTTTGAAACTTCCAACGGATCCCACTTCGGCCCACGTCAATGTGAGCGTTTCATCGTCATGGACATTGCGCGTTTGGACGGAACTAGTCCAGATCCAATCACAAGCATTATGTTCATAACGTTCAGTGGTAAGGGGGTCAGGTTGAAAGTGTATAGTGTCGCCATCTCGGTACCAAGAGGCTTCATTCTCACAAACTCCATAGTCACTCATAAAACAGCGTCCAACCCAGAGGAAGACGAAACGTCGATTCCTGATGGTGTTGAAATCATGGTTCTCAATATACTTGAAAAGGTCATCCAGAGTAAAATCATAGATGTCGACAAAGAGCAAAGTCTGATGGTCGGGGGTTATTTCAAAGATCGATGGAATATTTCGATGTCTAAGGGTATCTTTAGGGGTGAGAATTGGTCTGTATAAATCTAGTGTGAATTGTTGTTGTGTTTGTTGTTGTAAATATTTTGCAATGCCTACGTCCCGGGGGGAAGAAAAAACAGAGACCATTTTAAGCTCTTGGTCTTTGTATTCCTCAAGGGCAACGCCCATGATACGGCATGTCGCGATTGATCGCAGAGCAGCACCAGCACCATGAGGATTGCCATCGAGATCTTTGCCCACCAAATATGCAAAACTCAGGCCGTCGAGCGTTTTAGCAGCAGCGGAGTCAGCAGTAACTTTTGGTTTGTAGCGGCGGGAAGCCTCCATAGGAGTCATCCTGGGTAAATGTACATTTAGATTTCCATCAACTGGGGCAGGAGGGGCCAAGGGCGGAGCGAGCAAATCTCTCACTGCGTGGGCTATGGCTTGAACATCGACAACATGAGGAGCTGCCGCAGCTGGTGCCACGGCAGGGCCTACTCCGCGAGCAACGGGAGGACGGTTTTGCCCATCTCGCTGGTTGCGGCGGTTGTTGTTGTGTCCACCTCGGTTTGGTTGATTTCCGGGGTTTATGTGGTTATTGGCATTATTTGCATTGTTTTGGTTTTGGTTACGTCTTGGATTGCGATTCATTTTAGAAAAGTTCAAACAAAGAGGTATA